TACATAACTGTAGAAACAATGAAAAATCAGAAACGTATTACCTTCTATTTGTAGATGACACAGTTGTCGGATACGAAGGCGAAGTCGTTTCAAGAGAGGAATTACCAGATGCTCTATATTCGCAAACAGTCTATCACATGCCAGAGCTTCAATAAATACCTCTATAACAGAAAACAAATTAATTAGAAAAAAGAACAGGAGTCATACATGTCAAACGGTATTCACATCGTTAAACGAAACGGTACTAAAGAACCAATTAATATTAATAAGATTCACAAGGTTGTTATGCATGCCTGTGAAGGGTTAGCTGGAGTTAGTGCTAGTCAGATTGAAATGAATGCTAATCTACAGTTTTACGATGGTATGAGTACAGATGAAATCCAAGAGATAATGGTACGTTCAGCGAACGATCTTATTTCTTTAGACAATCCTAACTATCAGTATGCGGCTGCAAGACTGTTAACATATGGACTATACAAACAAGTATTTGGACAGTTCTTAGCAATGCCGTTTATTGAAATTATCAAAGCAAATATTGAACGTGGTGTATATGACTCTGCTATTCTTGATGCTTATACAGAAGAAGAAATTGCTCGTATGGATAGTTATATTCATCACAAGCGTGACGAAAACTTTACCTACGCAGGCATGCGACAAGTAGTTGACAAGTATCTTGTACAGGATCGTTCTTCTGGTGAAATTTTTGAAACTCCTCAATTTATGTACATGATGATTGCGGCAACATTGTTCCATAACTATCCTAAAGAAACACGTATGCACTACGTAAGGAGATACTACGATGCGACCTCACTTTTTAAAGTCAACATTCCAACCCCAGTCATGGCAGGGGTTAGAACTCCTGTACGTCAGTTTGCTAGTTGTGTTTTGGTTGACAGTGATGATACTCTTGATAGCATCTTCAGTAGCGATATGGCTATTGGCCGCTATACTGCACAACGTGCAGGTATTGGGATTAATGCTGGCAGAATACGTGGCGTCAATTCGAAGATACGCGGTGGCGAAGTGGCGCATACTGGTATCATTCCTTTCTTAAAGAAGTTTGAATCTACTGTAAGATGTTGTACACAAAATGGTGTACGTGGCGGAAGTGCTACAACACACTTTCCGTTTTGGCATCAAGAGATTGAAGATATTCTTGTACTTAAAAACAACAAAGGTACAGAAGACAATCGAGTACGTAAATTAGACTATAGCATACAGCTCAACAAAACAATGTATGAAAGGTTATTATCTGGTCAAGAAATAACTCTTTTCTCGCCGCATGATGTTCCGGGTTTATATGAAGCATACTTTGGTGATGCAGACAAGTTTAAAGAAATGTACGAAATGTACGAGCGTAAAACAAGCATTAAGAAAAAGAAAATTGATGCAATGGAGTTGTTTTCTGCACTAATTAAAGAACGTGCAGAAACAGGACGTATCTATATTATGAACGTTGATCATTGCAACACTCACAGTTCATTCAAAGACACAGTTTACATGAGCAATCTTTGCCAAGAAATCACATTGCCTACAAAACCTTTACAGCATATTGATGACGAAGAAGGTGAGATTGCTTTATGTATTTTAAGTGCAATTAATGTTGGTGTGATTAAAGACTTAAACGATTTAGAAGAACTATGCGATCTTGCTGTTCGTGCCTTAGAAGAAATTATTGACTATCAACGTTATCCAATTAAGGCAGCAGAGATAAGCACTAAAGCAAGGCGCTCGTTAGGTGTAGGGTATATTGGCCTAGCCCACTATCTGGCTAAGCAGAAGGTTCAGTATAGTGAGCCAGAAGCTTGGAAGATTGTACACGATTTAACTGAAGCATTTCAGTACTACTTGCTAAAAGCCAGTAACAAATTAGCGCAGGAAAGAGGTGCATGTGATTATTTTAGCCGCACTAAATACAGTGACGGTATTCTACCGATTGATACTTACAAAAAGGACGTGGATAATTTAGTACCACATAAATTAAATTATGATTGGGATAGTCTTCGAAATGACATTAAAGAATATGGACTACGGCACTCAACATTGTCCGCACAAATGCCATCGGAGAGCAGTTCCGTTGTGTCGAATGCAACAAACGGCATTGAGCCACCTAGAGGATACTTGTCCGTTAAGAAGTCAAAGAAAGGACCTCTTAAGCAGATTGTTCCACAGTATCAAACGTTAAAGAATCACTACACATTACTTTGGGAGATGCCAAGTAACGAGGGATACATTAATGTTGTTGCAGTTATGCAAAAGTTCTTTGATCAAGCGATCAGCGGAAACTGGAGTTATAATCCAACGCATTTTGAAAACAACGAAGTTCCTATGAGTGTGATGATTCAAGATTTGTTGAATACTTACAAATATGGTTGGAAGACTTCTTATTATCAGAATACATATGATTATAAAGAAGATCCAAGCGAGTTAGAAGATGAACAGCCACAGCTAGAGCTTGCACCAAGTGAAGTTGAAGAAGGCGAAGAGTGCGAGGCTTGTGCAATTTAATGGTTGACAAGTCAATATAATTATATTATTATTGAACATAGAAAAGGATTAGGAAATGTCAAAGACAGTATTCAACAAGGAGAAGGTTGACTTCACAAAACAACCAATGTTCTTCGGAGCAGAACAAAACACACAGAGATATGACACATTCAAATTTCCTGTGTTTGACAAATTAAATCAAACTATGCTTGGTTACTTTTGGCGACCAGAAGAAGTAAGTTTGCAAAAAGATCGTGCAGACTATGCTAATTTTCGTCCAGAGCAAAAGCATATTTTTACATCAAACTTAAAATACCAAACACTATTAGATAGTGTTCAAGGACGTGGGCCATGCCTAGCATTTTTACCACACGTATCATTACCTGAAATTGAAGGTTGTATTGTAACTTGGGACTTCTTTGAAACAATTCATAGTCGTTCGTATACACATATTATGAAAAATGTATATGCAGACCCAAGTGAAGTATTTGATACAATACTCGACGACGAGAAGATTATTGCTCGTGCAGAGTCAGTAACAAAACATTACGATGCATTCAACGAAGCAGCAGATGCTTATTTTCATCGTGGCGAAGGCGACTTACGTGAAGTCAAAAAGAAGCTCTACCTAGCAATGCATACGGTAAATATTCTTGAAGGTTTACGCTTTTATGTTTCTTTTGCTTGTACATTTGCATTTGGCGAATTAAAACTAATGGAAGGTAGTGCTAAGATCATTAGCCTTATTGCTAGAGACGAAGCACAACATCTTGCACTAAGCACTCATATTTTAAAACTTTGGGCGCAAGGTAAAGATGATCCTGAAATGGTTAAGATTGCAAAAGAATGTGAAGAAGAAGTATACGACTTATGGCGTGAATGTGTAGCTGAAGAAAAAGATTGGGCCAATTATCTATTTAAAGATGGTTCAATGATTGGACTAAATGATACACTACTACATCAATATGTAGAGTATATTGCTAATCGTAGACTAAAGGCACTGGGCATGAATACTATATTTGATGCTCCAGTTAATACTAACCCGCTACCGTGGACAACACATTGGCTATCTAGTTCTGGACTACAGGTTGCACCTCAAGAAACAGAAGTAGAAAGTTATGTAATTGGTGGCATTAAACAAGATGTCAGTAAAGACTCACTGAAAGGATTTTCATTATGACAACAAACATTGTAGTATGGTCTAAAGATAACTGTCCGTTTTGTGATAAAGCAAAAGCAAAACTAAACTCTTTACACTTAACTTACGAAGTTCGTAAAATTGGCGATGGATGGACAAGAGAAGATCTCTTAGAGTCTGTACCAAATGCAAGAAGTGTACCGCAAATATTAATCAATGGTCAATCCATTGGCGGATATAACGAACTAATAAAGTATTGTGAAGACACAGGTTTTAACGGAACCGGATACACATTATGATTATTGAAACCCCTTATAAAATTGGAGACACAGTCTCACTAAAACTATTGTCAGGCGAAGAAGTTGTAGGTCGTCTGGAAGATGAAGAAAATGGATACAAAATGCATAAACCAATGATGCTAGTTCAAACAACAGATGGACTTGGACTTGCACCGTTTATGTTTTCTGTAAGTGCAGATAGTCCTGTACTCATTAAAAAAGCAGCAGTATCGTGTGTTATGAAAACAGCCGATGATGTTGCTAAATCATATACAACCCAAACTACAGGTATTGTAACTTAATGTCAAAAACAGGAATCTGCAGAGATAACGATACAGCAGGCGGAGATTTAATTCCGAGTCAAACTACTGTATATGCTAACGGAGAAAAGGTCATTGTCAACGGCGATTCAGTCGCAAGTCACGGCGATGCGCCTCACAATTCTCCTACTATGACAGCAGGTTCTAAAAATGTTTTTGTAGGCGGTATTGCAGTATGCAATGCTGATGATACTGCTACATGTGGCCATGCTGCCACAGGCAGTGAAAACGTATTTGTAGGTAATTAATAGGAGAAAAAATATGTCAAACCATGAAGAAATTGTACAGGCGTACAATAACTATCTTGCTGAACACGCAACTTTTGAAGATAAAGGCGTAAAAGCAGCAGCCGCAAGAGCTCGTAAGGCTCTTGGAGACCTAGGCAAACTTACTAAAGAACGCCGTAAAGAAATTCAAGATAAAAAGAACTCAATGTAATGAGTGGACAACGGCGCTGGCTCAAAACTTGGGCACGTACCGTTGGTATGCCTGTAGGCATAACAGACGACGATAAGCCAGAATTCCTTCCTATATCCCAAAAGGATGTAAAGAAGGCTCTGGCTTTTCGCACCTTTTGGATAGTGTTACATGTAGTAACCTGTCTTATGATCATAGCCGGTAATGGCAAAACTTTAGGATTTTGGTAAATGGATATTCGTATAGCAGAAATTTTAGATAGAGAAGTTGATCGTCAATCTACAACTATAGAACTTATTGCTAGTGAAAATTTTGCTAGTCGTAGCGTAATGGATTTAGCAGGTAGTGTGTTTACAAACAAGTATGCAGAAGGCTATCCAGGCAAACGTTACTATAACGGCTGCGAGCATATGGACGAAATTGAGCAATTTGCAATAGATCAACTTAAAGAAATATATGAATGTGAGTTTGCTAACGTCCAACCTCACTGTGGGGCCAATGCAAACACTGCAATTTATCTTGCATTTTTAAAGCCAGGCGATCGTATACTTGGAATGGATCTAGCAAGCGGCGGCCATTTAAGCCACGGTGCACCTGTAAATATTTCTGGTAAAGTTTACGAAGCACATCATTATGGTGTAGACGAAGCAGGTTGGTTAGACTACGATGCTATAATGAAACAAGCAGTTGAAGTTAAACCTAAAATGATTGTTGCAGGTGCTAGTGCATATCCAAGACAAATTGATTGGGAAGCATTTAGAGTAATTGCTGATCAGGTAGGTGCTTATCTATTAGTTGACATGGCACATTACTCGGGCCTTGTTGCAGGA